TCCTTTTACGCATAGTCGCATAATTTTGGGTTTTAGTTTGGGTAGGCTTAGAGCATGAAAATTGAGCTTGTGAACATTGATGACTTAGACCTTGACCCGCGTAATGCCCGCAAACACGACACCAAAAACTTGAAGGCTATTGCTGATTCACTTGAGTTGTTTGGGCAACGGAAGCCTATTGTTGTTTGGGGTAGGACTGTTGTTGCGGGTAATGGCACGATGGTTGCTGCTCGTTCGTTGGGTTGGACTGAGATTACTGTTGCTCGTGTTCCTGATGATTGGTCTGCTGATCAGGTGAAGGCTTATGCGTTGGCTGATAATCGTTCGGCTGAGTTGGCTGAGTGGGATGAACAGGTTTTGGCTGCTCAGTTGTTGGAATTGACTGAAGCTGAGTTTGATGTTGAGTTGTTGGGTTTTGAGTTGCCTGCGGATGAGTTGCAGGATGTTATTGAAGATGATATGCCTGAAGTTGTTGAACCTAAAACAAAACTTGGTGATGTCTGGCAGTTAGGTAAGCATCGCGTTATGTGCGGGGATTCTAGTGATAGAGATACTGTTGATAAGTTGATGCGGGGTGAGAAGGCAAAGATTGTTTACACTGACCCGCCTTATGGAATGAATCTAGATACTGACTATACAAAGATGGGTGATGGTGGTAAGTCGCATCGTGCTGTAATTGCTGATGATAAACAATTCAATGCCAGATTCTTGCTTGATACTTTCTCGTATTGTAAGGAAATCTTTTTATGGGGAGCTGACTATTATGTTGAAACCCTTGAGCGTAAATATCCTGAGTTAGGTAGTTGGATTATTTGGGATAAATATAGTGATGAGCGTATTGGTTTGTTGGATGGTCGCTTTGGTAGCACCTTTGAAACTTGCTGGTCTAAGACACCTCATAAACGCGAGATTGCTCGAGTTCTTGTTACTACTAATTACACTGCTAGGGGTGATGAAACTAGAGTGCATCCAACTCAAAAACCTGTTGAATTATCTGCATGGTTTATCAATAAATTTACTAAGGCTAATGATCTGCTAGTGGACTTGTATGGTGGTAGTGGCTCTACCCTTATTGCTTGCGAGCAGACTGATCGTGTCTGCTTCATGATGGAGTTAGACCCTAAGTATGTTGATGTGATTATTGCTCGTTGGGAGAAGCTAACAGGTAAGCAAGCTCAACTGATTGAAGGCTAGAGATGCCTGCTGGAAGACCTGCTAAACCTACGGAAGTCAAACGTAAGTTAGGTAATCCTGGTCGAAGACCTTTACCTAATCAGCAAGAAATCCAAATGTTTGACCCTGTTGTGAGTGTGCCTGAACCTGCCCGCCCGTTACTAAAATACGGTAGAGAGTTTTGGGACAAGGTTTGGTTGAATGGGTTGCAGTGGATAAGCGTGAACACTGATAGTGAATTGTTGTTGATGACTTGTGAGCTTGTTGATGAGCGTTGGAATCTGCGTGTTCGGGTTATGCAGTCTAATGATTGGCGTGAAAGACGGGCGTTGCGAGAGTTAGACGATCGTATTATTAGGAACTTGAGTTTGATGGGTTTCACACCTGCCGATAGATCTAGGTTGGGTGTTGCTGAAGTGAAGGCTATAAGCAAAATGGAAGCGTTGAAGCGTAGAGCTGATGAACGAAACAGTAAGTAAAAGTTGGCCGCCTGCATGGGTTACGCCAACAAGTTTAGAGTTTGGTAGCAGGGGTGCAGATGCGGTTGATTTCATAAACACGTTTGTTACGCTCACTAAGGATTCGATTGCGGGTAAGGCTGGTGAACCTATAAAACTTAGGGGCTGGCAGGAACAGTTACTTGAAGAAACACTTGCCCTTGACGAGAACGGGTTATTCCAAAAAAGGACTGCTCTGTGGGGGATGGCCAGAAAAAACGGAAAGTCTGCCCTGATTACGGGTTTGGGTTTGTGGTTTCTAATCAACGGTGATGAAGGTGGTGAAGTTTATTCTTGTGCTGCTGAGAAGGAACAAGCCCGTATTACTTTTGGTGATGCCCGCAAAATTATTGAGCGTGAACCTGAACTTGCTTCTCTATGCAACATTTACAGGGATGTTATTGAGATGCCATCAACAGGTTCTATCTGGCGTGTGTTGTCTGCTGAAGCGTATTCGAAGGAAGGTTTGAACCCTAGTGCAGTTATCTTTGATGAAGTTCATGCGTTAGGTGATCGTGCGATGTGGGATGTTATGCAGTTGGCGATGGGTTCTAGAAGGCAACCAATTATGTTGGCTACAACAACTTGTGGTGTAAAGAGTGATAGCACTGGGCAGGATTCGACTGCGTATAGCTTGTATCAGTATGGGCAGAAAGTTGCTCGCGGTGAGATTGAAGACCCTAGTTTTTATATGGCGTGGTGGGAAGCGCCTAACGATAGTGATCATAGGGCTGAAGATACTTGGGTTGCTGCTAATCCAGGTTACGAGGATTTGAACAGTAAAGCCGATTTTGAGTCAATGGTTAAAAGAACACCTGAAGCTGAATTTAGAACTAAGCGCTGTAATCAATGGGTGAGTTCTCAGAACGCGTGGTTGCCTGCTGGTGTTTGGGACACTTTACAGGCTGATCTTGAATTGGATGTTGATGCTGAAATTATTTTAGGTGTCGATGGATCGTTTAGCGGGGACACTACTGCCATTGTTGGGGTCACTATCCCTAAGTCTAAGGAAGATAAACCGCACGTTTTTTTGGTGAAGGCGTGGGAGAAGCAACCTGAAGATACTGATGATTGGCGTGTAGATACGCTTGAAGTTGAAGCAACGATACAAGGGTTTTGCCAGAATTATAGGTTTGTGAAAGAGATTGCGTTTGACCCGTTCAGGTGGCAGAGAACTATGGCAGTGCTTCAAGATCAGGGTTTACCTATTGTTGAGTTCCCTTCTACTAGCCCGCGCAGAATGATACCTGCCTGCCAGAAAGTGTTTGACTCAGTGACGGAAGCTACGCTAACGCATGACGGTAACCCGTTGTTGGCTAGACATTTAGATAACTGCGTTTTGAAGATAGACAATTTGGGTGCGCGTATTGTGAAAGAGTCTAGGAATAGCCCTAGAAAGATTGACGCTGCGGTGGCTTTTGTTATCGCCTATGACCGCGCAACAAGTAAACTAGAAACGATGGCGTTGCCTGAGTTCTTTTCGTTCTAAGGATGATTTTGTTTCCAACTATTTTACAGGCGGTAGGCGTAACAGTTATCGCTGTTAGTGCTGGTTTAGTGTTCATTCCTGCTGGTGTTTTTGTTGCTGGTGTAGGGGTTTTGTTGTTTGGGTTAGCTTGGGAAAGAAGCGGTAAATAATGTTAGGTAATCTTGCAGGCGAGAACAGGGCGATTTCGTTTCAAACAGTTTGGGGTGCAGGCGATCAAACAATTTTTGAAACTCAGTCTTCAGCTTATGTTGATTACAACACATCACTAACGGTCAATGCTGTTTGGGCTTGTGTTTCTCTAATCTCCGACACTATTAGCGCTTCCCCTGTTGATACTTATGTTAGGCGTGACGGTATTGCTTACCCTTATCGTCCTAGACCTGCGTGGGTGGGTAAACCTGATGCGATGATTCCTAGTGTCGCGTTTTGGCAGCAAACTATGACTAGCCTGCTTCTTGACGGTAACGCTTTTGTGCGATTGTTCAGGGACAGCAAAGGCGAAATACTTTCAATGATGGTGTTGAACCCCCTTGCAGTAAAGATCACTAGAAACAGTTTTGGCAAAAAGCTATTCACTTACACTGGTGAAGATAACAAAGTTTTGACCACTGATGATGTGTTGCATATTGCTGGTTCAGTTTTGCTACCTGGTGAGTTGCGTGGCAAGTCCCCGATTGATACTTTGAAAGAAAACATTGGGTTGGCAATTTCACTTGAGTCTTTTGCTGCTCGTTTCTTTGGGCAAGGCACACTAACTCAAGGCGTAATCGAATACCCTGGAGCGCTCACTGCTGAACAGGCAGAGAACCTTGCTAAATCTTTTGATAGACAACACAAAGGTTTTAGACGAGCGCACAAAACAGGTATTCTTTCTGGCGGTGCAGTGTTCAAGCCAACAACTATCGCCAACGATCAAGCTCAAATGATTGACTCACGACAGTTAGCGGTTGAAGATGTTGCTCGTGCTTATCGTGTCCCGCCAGATATGATCGGGATGAACAACGGTGGGGCAAGTTACAGCAGCAATGAACAGCGCGCTATCTCGTTTGTTACCCACACGCTTAGACCTTGGTATGCGAAACTCGAAGACGCTTTCTCAACGCTTCTACCTGATAACGCTTATCTCGCGTTTAGCACTGATGACTTGTTGCGCGGGGATTACGCTACCCGTATTGAAGGTTATGCGAAGCTACTTCAGAATGGTGTTTTGTCTGCTAATGAAGTTAGGCGTAAAGAGAATATGCGCCCTGTTGATGGTGGCGATGTTGTTCGTGTTCCACTAACTAACGTAAACATTAGTGCTGCTTCTCTAACTGAGAATGAAACTAAAGTTGATATGGCTCAAAAACTTATTGCCCTTGGTTTTGTTCCTGAAGATGTTTTGAAGGTTCTAGGTTTGCCTAAGATTAGCCATACTGGTTTGCCAACAGTTCAGTTACAAAATCCTTCTACTATCCCTGATGGTAGTTACGAAACAGGTGAATAGGTGAGTGTTGTTACAGGGCAGTTATCTGTTGGCACTGGTGCGCTAACTCAGGTCAATCAGCCTAGTGTTCATTCGTTGTATGTTCATATTCACAATAACGACAACACAAGTAGCTTGCTTATTGGTGGAGCTAATTTGACTGTAAATAATGGGTTGCATTTAGTAAAACTTGATTCTTTTGAAATTACTTTGAAGCCTTTAGACATTTTATATTTGCTTTCTACTTCAGGAACTATTACAGCCAGTTATTTGATTAGGGAAATGTGATGCCTTACTTTATTAGTAAAACAGATCAGGGTTGGGACACTGTAAAAGATGATGGAACTGTTTTGGGGAAACATAAAACTAAAGCTCAAGCAATCGCACAAATGGTTGCGGTTAGCCTTGCTGAGAACATTCCTGTTGGGGGAGAACTAAAGCGCGCTGTTGGGGCAGGTTCATACAGTCCCCCTAAAGGTGTTCAAGATGCTGCTAAAAGAGCGTTGAATTGGATCGCTGAAGGTTACGCGGGTTCAGGTTTTACTGCGGTAGGTAGAGCAAGAGCGCAACAGTTAGCTTCAGGTGCAGATGTTTCAGCAGATACAGTGAACAGGATGATCAGTTATTTTGCTCGTCACGAAGTTGATAAGCAGGCAACAGGTTTTAGTTCTGGTGAAGACGGTTTCCCTAGTGCAGGCAGGGTGGCGTGGGATGCGTGGGGTGGCGATGCAGGACAAACTTGGGTGAATGGTTTGAACGACAGTCAATCTAGGGATGTTGCTGTTGATACAAGTAAAATTGATGTTAGGCAAATGGAAGGTTATGTTTTGACTGAATTACAGGATAAGGCTTACAGCTTGAAGGGCGATGCTTTAGAAACTATTGCAAAGCTCGCAGAAACTGTTTATGAGTTGTGCGAAATTGTTGATTCAATAAGTCAGCCTGAAGTTGTTGAACCTGTTGAACTTGTTGCACCTGAAACTATTGTTGAAGAAGATTCAGTGCGTTTTGTTGAACCTGAAAAGGTTGCTGAACTAGCGCAGCGTGGGGAACGTGTCGAGAAGGGCATTGAGCGCAGACAAGGGCTAACTGAGTTTGAGATTAGAGAAGAAGGCGATGGCATGACCTTGCGCGGTTATGCAGCAGTTTTCAACTCACCTAGTCAGCCACTACCGTTTATCGAAACCATTGAACCTGGTGCGTTTAGAGAATCGTTGCGTTCAAGAAACGACATCAAACTTTTATGGAATCACGAAACAGGTATGGTTTTAGGTTCAACCCGATCAGGCACACTCAAACTTTATGAAGACGAACGCGGGTTATTCGTGGAGAGCAGCCTCCCCGATACTCAGGCGGGGCGAGATGCTGCAACCCTAATCAAGCGTGGAGATGTAACAGGTTTCAGTTTTGGTTTCCGCGTTCCTGTTGGTGGAGATGTTTGGGTGAACAACAACGAGCGTATTCTTAAGCGTGTAAACATTCACGAAGCAAGCCTTACAGCGTTCCCAGCCTATTTGGGAACTGAAGGAACAGCAAGCGTAAGATCTATCCCTGATTTGGCTAAGAAGATTGCTGAACTGGCTGAACTACGGGGGGTATCTGCTGAAGAACTAACTGATGCGCTTCTAGCCCTAGAATCAGGGGAAGAACTAACTGAACGTCAGGGTGAACTGCTAACTGATACTTTGTCTAAGGTGCTGAAGAAAGACCCTGAGATTACTAACCCTACCGCCATCCTTGACCTGAAGAAGAAGCAGTTAGATTTGCTTATGAATCGGGTATGATTTATCTTGTTCCTCTCGTGGTGTCTGGAACTAAAAAAGAATACTGATTCTTTCCCCCTGATTTGTCCCAGGGGGTTTTCTTTTACTATAATGTTCTTGAAGCCCTACGGATAGACAAGCTGTCTTTGACCCGTAGGGTTTTCGTTTATGCGAATGTATAGATTTGTTGTATAGACTTTATTTGTCAGCGCGTTTATCCCTGATCCGATTCTGTGAGTGTATCTCCAAATCAAAACATCCCCCTATTTATTTATGTTCTTGAAAGGAACAAACCTAATGAGTGATTTTATCGCCAAGCAGGTTGATGCTAAGGCTAAGGCATGGCACGAAGCTAAGGAACTGATTGATTCAGTTGAAGCTCGTGGCGGTGTCTGGACTGGTGAAGACGAAGCAAAATACGCTTCTCTAACCGCAGACATCAACAAGCGCAATGAAGTAATTGAAATTGAACAGCGTGAAGCTAAGACTGCTGAAGCAGTGCAGGCAGCAGCAGTGAACTTTGCTGGTGCATCTGTATCTGATAACGAAGCAGACATTCTTCGCAAGATGGTTTTGGGTGAGATTCGTGGTCACGAGTTCCGCGCAATTACAGGCAACAGCACTGGCGCACCTGTGCCAACATCTCTATACAACGAGATCGTGAAGGTTGCTCGTCTTGTAAACCCACTACTAGAGTATGCAACTGTAATCAACACCGCTTCAGGTGAGAACTTGCAGATTCCATCTCAGTCTGGTTTCTCTACTGCAACTATCGTAGGTCAGGGTTCTTCAATTGGAACTTCTGAGCCAACACTAAACGCCTTTAAAACTTTGGGTGCATACAAGTTCTCAGCTCTATCTCAGCTTTCACGCGAGTTGATTCTTGACTCGGGCGTTGATATTGTTGGCTTCTTGGCTGAGCAGTTTGGTAACGCGTTTGGGTATGCGATCGCAGACAAGATCGTGAACGGAACTGGAACTGTTGAACCAACAGGTTTCCTTGCTCAGGCCGGAACCGGAGTTACGGGTTCAACCGGAGTCTCAGGAGCGTTCACCAGCGACAACGTCATTGACCTTGTTTACAGCCTTGACGGTTCTCTACGCTCAAAGCCATCATTCGCATTGCTAGCAAATTCAACATCAATTGCTGCACTGCGTAAGCTAAAGGACTCATACGGTCAATACCTATTCAACATCGGCACAAGCCAGACTGCTCGTGACTTTGTTCTAGGTGTTCCTGTAATTGAAACCCCTGCGCTACCATCACCTGCAACTGGTGTGAACTCACTTGTTTGTGGAGATTTGAAGAGCCTATACATTAGAAACGCTGGCGGTTTGCAAATTGACCGTTCGGACGATTTCGCTTTCGGTTCAGATCTTGCAACTTGGAGAGCTACCTGGAGACTCGACTCAGTTTTGGTTCAAACCGCAAATCTGAAGAAATTCAAGGGTGGCGCAAGCTAAACCCTGCTTCATTGAGAAACCCCCTGAACTCAAAAGGTTTTGGGGGTTTTTCTTATAGGGTATAGGTATGACTAAAGCGTGTATTTCTTGGTATTCTAATTCTCTAAATCAGCCAACAGGTTATGGAACTCAATCTAAACAAGTTATTTCTAGGCTTGTAAAAGATGGGCATAAGGTTGCGATGCTTTCTAACTACGGTAATGAAGGTGTGAACACGCAGATTGAAACAGGTGCAGGACGTATCCCACATTATTCAAGGGGTATGACTCAGTATTCGACTGATGTTATGCCTATGAACTTTGCTCACTGGAGCGCTGAAAACAATCAACTGCCTAAGTTTATGATCACGCTTTACGATGTTTGGGTGTTCGATAATCCTGCGTTAGACACTATCCCTATTGCTTCTTGGACACCTATTGACCATCAGCCTGCACCTGAAAAGGTTTTAGGGTGGTTGAAGAAACCTAATGTTACCCCTATTGCAATGAGCTTGTTTGGCAAGGCGATGATTGAGAACGCGAACATCGAGTGCGAATATATACCTCACGCGATTGAAACAAAGATTTTCAAACCTACCGCTAATTTGCCTGAAGGTATTTCGGGGCGTGAGTTTGTTGGCGGTGAAGATAAGTTTGTTGTTGGAATGAACTTTGCTAACAAGGCAGGTGGATTCATACATAGAAAAGCTGTTGCAGAAAACTTTTTGGCGTTTGGTATGTTTGCTGCTAAACACGATGACGTTATTTTGTATTTACACACTGAACCTTATGGCAAGCAGTCAGGTTTCGTGTTGCCTAACATTCTTGCTGCTTGTGGTGTCCCCGCTGAAAAAGTCAAGTTCGTAGACCCAATCGCATACGGTTACGGAATCTCTCAGGAAACTTTGGCTGCGATCTATTCTGCGTGGGATGTAGGTTTATTCACTAACTATGGTGAAGGGTTTGGAGTGCCGCAGGTAGAGTGCCAGGCGGCGGGTGTGCCTATTATCACAAGTAACTTTGCTGCTTCGGCTGAGCTTGCTTCGCCTGATAGTTTCCTAATCAATGGTCAACCGCTTTGGGATGCGGGGCAACACTGCTGGTTCAATGTTCCTAACGTTCAGGCTATTGCTGATGCCCTTGAGCAGGCTTATCAGCGTGGCAGGCGTGAGTTCCCTGATACTGTTGCTTTCGCACAAAACTATGATGCAACAAAGGTTTATCAGGCTCAATGGAAACCGTTGATTGAGAAACTTGCAACCAGATGATACCTGTTTTAGGTTTTTTGACTTACTCAAGATTTGATTTAGCAGATCGCCTGCTGGCAAGCATTGATTACCCTGTTGAACATCTTGTTATTGTGGATAATTCGGGTAAGCGTGAATATCAGCCTGTAAAGCCTGATCAGGTCAAAAACTTGTGGCTTATTCAAGTGCCTTATGGTTTAGGTTATGGTGGCGGTCTAAACCTGATTGTGAAGACTACACCGTTTGCCCCTTACTGGGTTTTAGTCAATGACGATTCAGTGTTTCTACCTGGTGCGTTGAACAAAATTGCTGATCAGGTTGATACTGAAGCTATAAACTTTCTCAGCATTATGCCTAAATGGTCAGGGTTTGTTTTAGGTGAAGGTGCAGTGCTAAAGGCAGGTTTGTTTGATGAGCGTTTTCACCCGATCTATTTTGAAGACAATGATTACGAGCGCAGACTTGAGCAGGCAGGGGTCAAGGCAAGGTTTATTCATGCTGCGCTTAGACACGACAATTCAAGCACTCTCAGTTCAGGGTTTCATTCGCAAAACGATTTGACATTTCAACGAAACAGCAGACTATTTGCAGATAAGGTTGCTAAACAAGATTTCAGTGAAGGCGTATGGAGCTTACAAATCAGGCGGGCTAACAGTTGGGAAAAATAGTTTATACAGGTGGAACTTTTGACCTGTTTCATTCTGGGCATACACGCTTTTTGAAGGCTTGTAGAAGGCTTGCAGGGGATAATGGCAAGGTTATTGTGGCGTTGAATGAAGATGACTTTATTCAGGCGTATAAGGGCAGACCGCCTATTATGAGTTTTGCTGAACGTAAAGAAGTTTTACTTGCCTGCAAATATGTTGATGGGGTTGTTCCAAACTTTAGTGGGGCAGACTCTAAACCATGTATTGGCAGTGTTCAACCTGATCTAGTTGTTATAGGTGATGATTGGGCTAGAAAAGATTATTACGCTCAAATGCAGTTCACTCAAGCATGGCTAGATAAACACAATATTGGGCTTGTCTATGTTCCCTACACTCAAGGCATTTCAACTACTGAGCTGAAACAGCGCATAAAGAAACTAGGATAACGGGCAGGCAGATAAACTAGGTTATGACTTTAGGAGATTTACTTTGGCTGTAACTAACGGATATTGCACCCTTGCTGAACTCAAGGCAGCACTAAAAATCACTGATATTTTAGACGATACCCTGCTAGAAACAAGCATCAACTCTGCTTCAAGAATGATTGACCAATACTGCAACCGTTTCTTCTATTCAGGTTCAGCAAATCAAGTGCGCTATTTCACCCCAACTGATTCACTTACTTGTTGGATAGATGACTGCCAAACAATCACTGAACTAAAAACTGCTAGCGTTGATCCAACCATTTTTGATACAACTTGGGCTGTAACTGATTATCAGGTGAACCCTAGAAACGGTTTAGCCAATGGTGGGTATAGTCCTATAACCTACATAACCGCCATAGATTCTTATTTATTCCCAACCTACGGTGAGCAAGCTCTAGTCAAAATCACTGGCACATTCGGCTGGAGCGCTGTCCCTGATGCAATCAAGTTTGCGACTATCATTCAGGCTTCAAGATTGTTCAAACGCCTTGAGTCCCCGCTAGGTGTTGCAGGTGTATCAGATATCGGCATTATGCGTGTTGGAGCTAACATTGATGGCGATGTTGCGCAACTAATCAACCCGTTCAGGCTTCTTAGAACAGGTGCGTAATGAGCATTAGTGCGCTTAGAACCGCTTTAGGTAATAACCTGAAAACTATTACGGGGCTTAGGGTTGTTGAAACTTTACCTGATTTGGTGAACCCGCCTATGGCAATGATTGGGTTAGATTCGATAACTTACAATCGCCAAAATAATCGTTCAATGAGCGAATACACGTTCAAGGTTACTGTTGTTTTGGGTAGGGTATCTGAGCGCACTGCTCAGGCTTCTCTAGATGTTTTGGTTGCACCAGGTTCAGGTTCAGTCAAGTATGCGCTCGAATCAGATCGCACTTTAGGTGGCAATGCTTTTGAAGTGTTTGTTGCTGAACTGGGTGCATATGGGGCGGTATCTATAAATGGAATAGACTATTTGAGTGCTGAGTTTTCAGTTCAAGTATTCGCAAGTTAAGGATAAATAATGGCAATTTTTGTCGCAACAGATTTCAGCGTTAGCATCAACGGATCTACCGCGTTAGCTTCTTACTTGACTCAGGTTGAGTTGAAGACCACCGCTAACGACATCACTACAACCGCTTTTGGTAGCACTTGGGTTACCCGCGTTGCAGGTTTGAAGGAAGGTTCTCTAACACTTCAGTTCAATCAGGATTACGCTGCTTCCGCTGTTGATGCAGTTCTATGGCCACTACTAGGAACTAACGCAACTGTTGTAATCAAGCCAACAAGCACTGCTGTTTCAGCAACTAACCCTGCTTACACCGCAATCTGTCTTGTAACTGATTACACCCCAATTTCTGGAAACATTGGGGACTTATCTACCTTCAGCATTACGCTACCTACAACAGGAACAGTGTCCCGCGCGACAGCCTAAGTTTTAGGTTAGGGTTATTGTATGAATGAAATAACCCTTACAATCAACTTTGTTGATGGAACATCACTTGAAGTGAACACTGCTGCTGGCGATCTAGTCAAATGGGAAGCCCACTTTGATTTAGGTATAGACAAGCTCGAAAAAGTCACTCACCTTCTTTACCTTGCATGGTTGGCTGTTACACGCCTAAAGAAAACTGGTGAAGGTTTTGATGGCTGGATTGACCTTGTTTCTAAAGTTGAGGTTGCAGACCCAAAAGCCTAAAACCTTTAGGCGTTGATTCGCATCATTGGCTGATTGCTAATCTTGCTGTTGCAACAGGTATCGCCCCTAGTGTTCTAATGGAAGAAACGGATCGTATGTTGAATACGATGTTATTTGCGATTAGGTATCAAAGGGGCGGTAATGGCTGAAGATGTTGTTTTTGATGCTAAACCTATTTTGCGGGCGTTGAACGAACTTGAACCAGGTTTGCGCACCCAGATGCTTCGCGATATGAAAGACATCACTAAACCTATGGTTAGTGAAATTAGAAGCGTTATCCCTAAAACTTCCCCTATGTCTGGTATGAGTGAAACTAAAGTTGCGCGTGGCAGTGGTGGTTTGAACAGCGATAAAACAGGGCGTTTGAATTGGGAAGCAGGTAAATACAAGAACCGTGTTATAGCTCCCGATAACGTTATTCCTAGACTTACTTCAGGTAGATCACGCAAGGTTTCAGTAACGAGTTTGTTTGGTGTTTGGTTGCGTTCTCCAGGTGTGGCGATGGTTGCTACTGCGGGTAAAGGTTCAGGAAAACCTAGAGCTAATGTTTCACGCGAATACAGTTACAAGGGTGGCAAGCGCAGGCACACTTTGAACGGTCAAGGTGCAGCACTTATTCGTAGAGTAAAAACTACTGGTTTATACAACTTCTTTTATATTGCTGCGGGCAAGAAAATACCTGATACTCAACAACGGGTAAAATTAGTTTGGGAAACCTATTCAGCCAAAGTAAACAGGAAGCTCTAATTTATGTCCGTTCTAATAAAACTTTTATCTAAGTTTGATGATTCAGGTATAAAGAAAGCCAAAGGTTCTTTTGGTGGTTTGAAGAAAACTATTGGTGCTATTGGTATTGGTATTGGTATAAGCCAGATCACTGATTTGTTGATGGAAAGCGCTAAGGCTGCTTCAGCAGATAAAAAATCAACTGAATTGTTGAACACTCAGTTGGTTCGTAACGCTGGTGCTACTAAAGCACAAATCAAACAGTCAGATAAGTTCATTGAAAAACTTTCCTTGCAAACAGGGATTATGGATGATGACTTGCGCCCTTCTATGGGTAAGTTTGTGCGAGTTACTAAAGATGTTGATAAAGCTCAACAACTTCTTACTTTGTCTTTGGATGCTTCGGCAACAACAGGTAAGCCCTTAGAAAAGGTCTCAAATGCAATTTCGCAAGCTTTTGTAGGTAATAAAACTCAGTTAGTAAAACTTTTTCCTGTTCTAAAAACAAGCAAGGATTTGTTTGGTGATTTAGAAAAAATTGTTGGTGGGGCAGCAATTCAGCAAGCAGATCCGTTCAGCAAGTTCAACAACAGCATGGACATTCTAAAAGAAAAACTTGGTAACGCTATTCTTCCTTTGATTGAAGATTTTGTTGCAGAAATAACTAAACCTGGTGGACTTGTTGAGCAGGTTGGTAAGTTCCTTGAAGATTTGAGCAACCCTAGAACTGAAGCAGGGCAGATGTTTGTGGACATCAAGAACGCGGTGAAGGATGCTTTTGGTTATGTAAAAGATTTCTTTGCGCTGTTTGGTGGCGGAGATGCGATGGAAGGTTTTAAGAATATTGCGACAGCCCTGATTCAAGCTCTCCCTGCGCTTCTAGCCCTAAAGGGAATTATGATGTTGGCGAGTGCAGGAACTGCTATTGCTAATTTGGCTAAGGCGATTGGTTTGATGACTGCTGGTAATGCTGCTGGTAATGCTGCTGCTGTCTCTCCACTAGCTAAGTTTTCAAAAAACGGAATGTTGAGTGTTGCGGTTAGGTATGCAATTCCTTTAGCAGTAACGATGGCTTCTCTATCTGCTATTGATGCTGAGTTTACTGATCCTAAGAAAAGGCAGCAATTGGCGGAAACTGC